GTATGACTAAGCATCGTAAAGCTATGCTAGAAGTGCTAACTGAGATAAGCCCAGATGGAGAATGTGCACCTTATAACGCTGAAACTATAGAGTTCCTACTATCACAAAAATGCGGCAAAGATAATATCAATATCAACCAGATTAATAGAACCCTAAGGGACTTAGTAAAATTAGGATTAGTAACCTACGAACTTAGAGAAGTTAGGTACTCAGGTACACTGCCTAAAAAGGTTAGATACTACCAAGCAGTAGAGGGTAAGGATAGACGTAGACTATGGAGAGAGACAAATGAGGTCATTAGGGAAGCTAACAATAGCAGAGGCACTGTAGAGATGTTCAAAGGAGCTACAGAGCCTTTTAGTAAAGAACAGGTAGGGTTATTAGTGGATAGGGTGGATAAGCTCGTAGAGAAGCTCACAGAGGGCAATACGGACGAGTATAGGAGCTGGGTTAGAAATTTACTGGAAATGAAGGATTATGCATTAAGTAATGTCGACGGGATTGCATTGTGGCATAAGAGGAACAAGGAGAACCAGAGCAGGTTTGTCTAAAACGGTATAGGCATCCATAATTCTAAATAATCATACAAAACTATTGACAATATACCTATCTGGTACTACAATAACTACAACAAAGGAGAGGTTGTCCTCTCCTATAAAAACATAAATAAACAAAACTTTCAGGAGATTTAAAATGGAAAATGATTACTTGGTTTATAAGCATACTTCCCCTTCGGGTCGAGCCTACATTGGGATTACAAGCAATTACTCACGCAGATGTAGACAACATCAAAGTAAAGCTAGGACTGGTTCCACACTTGCTTTTCATAGGGCTATACGTAAGTACGGATGGAGTAACTTTACCCATGAGGTTCTTGCTTTTGATTTAACTAAACAACAAGCCTGCGATATGGAAGTAGCATTAATAGATGTTGCCGACAAGAGTACATTGTATAATATGACAGCCGGGGGCGAGGGAGTTGATTCTGAGTCAAGTAGAAGAGGTCTGATTGCTAAAAGAAAGGATTCAGTCAAAAATTATACTTGGAGTGAGAGTAATCAGAGTTACCAAGTGAAATTTGGCTATTTAGGAAAAAAGCTTGCCTTTGGTCGTTACAAGAACGAAACAGATGCTAAGGACAAGGCAGATTACTTAATGAGTTTAAGTGATGAAGAATTAGTTAAAGCTCATGAGGAGTATCAGGCTGGGTTCAGCACAAGAAGTAAGGGGTACTCATTTAACAAAGTCAAAGGTAAGTATCAAGTGAGACTAACAGTAGATGGTAAACAAAGATTTTTCGGCTATTACATATCTGAGCAAGAAGCAATTGAACGTATAGCAGAGCTACGAAGTGAGTTTTAATTTATTGTAAAGCTACATAACAAAAAAGGGGGCACTTGGCCCCCTATTATCTTTTACTCCTTTGGCTTATGATTAATACCGATAGCAACTCCCCCAGTGATTGCAGCTAATATTAACTGTATAGTCATTTCTATGATTGAGTTATCAATCATGATTCCGTACCCTGCAAGAAAAGTAGCCAATGCTACTAAGACATATCTCAATACAAGGATAAGAGCAATTTTTCCCCTCTCTGAATTCAGATACTCATTTAGAATATTAATTAACGATTTAACCATAATTATGCCAATCCTGTTAGTAAAAGTTTCAATGCACCAAAACCACCTACCTGTGATGCTATAACCATTAGAGCTACAGCACTCAGTATGTAGATTATTTTTGCTACTATTTTTGACAGGTTCTCTATCTGGTTTTCTATTTTACCGTACTTAAGCTCAGTGGCCTGTAGGTAGCGATCAAGGATGGAACTCAGAGACTCAAGTTGTTCTTTAGAGTATTCTTTGAGTAGTTTAACCTCTATCTCCAATACAGCTACTCTTTCATCTATATTCAATGTATTACTCCCTTTGTAATAAGAGATGGTGCATTGCTGCACCATCTATAGCCCTTTATGTTATTAGTCAGCAAGTAATCCTTGAGACACTACTGCACCCTTTGGTGTATTAATTTTAACTTGATTAGCAGATAGCTTATCAAATGTCTTTCTAAAGACACCTCTCTTCTCAGCCTTGGCTATCATCTTAGCTGCTTCAGTTGGAGATACTCCAGCTTTAATTAATGATTCAACCACCTTGGATTTAGCACCATCTATTAGACCCTTCTTAGCAGCGTAACCACCAATGGCACTTGTTCCAGCGCCCAATAGTCCACCAGAAGATAAAGCAGCAACTCCAGTAATAGGCCATAATGACCTAGTGGCACTATCTACCATCTTATCAAGGAATTGTAGTTTATTAGCAGTGTTAGACCCACTAACAGGAGCATCCTTAACAGCCTTAGCAAATAAGTCTAACTGACCAGATAGCTTCTCCACTTCTGTTTGTCCAAGAATAGGAGACATAACACCCTTATTCTTTTCTAACATCTCTGCACCTTTAATAATACTATTATCTGTAGTATCACGTAATGTAGCAGTAGCAGCAGTCTTCAATGGAGCTAAGTCATAAACGCCACCATAACCTTTACCATAAGCAGCAATCCTAGGACCAAAGTCAGTTTCAGCTCTACCTTTAATAATCTCATCAAGTAAACCTCTAGACTGAGCAGTATTAAACATTTGAGAACCTAACAGTTCTTGCTGTCCTAACTTCTCCTCACCTGCCCTATTGTATAATTTACCATAGACATCAGAATCCTGTAGATCTTTCTTGACGATAGTAGCTGTACGACCTTGCTTCAATGCACTATTTAGAGTATCATCTAATTCATTAATCTTACTTTCAACTACACTAATAACTTCTCTAACAGCATTAGCCTCACCAGTCTTACCAGCTTTACCTAACGCCCGAGATTCTTCCTTAAGCATAGAAGCAATAGAATCATATTCTCTAAAAGGTAACTCATCAGCATTTAAAGCTCTAATAGCAGTGTCTACAGTAGGATTAGAATACTTAGTAGTACCATTAGAAGTTTTAGATAGCTTATCCCAAGTAGATAATACTTCCTGATGTGGAGGTTTAACTACAATAGCATCCAATGATGGGTCTTTATATGACTTACTAGCTAAGTCCCTCGCGCCCTGAATACCTTCGTCTAAATTAGACTTAATAGAAGTAGCAACATCACTAGCAGCATCTCTACCAGATATACCAGTACTCTTACCTAATGTATCTAAATAAGAAGAGAACGCTTCACGATTACTTTTATCAACAGCACTAAGAGCATTATCGGTTCCACCAGCTGCCTTAGCAGCAGTTAACAAAGAATTAAGCGCGCTACCCTTTTTATTACCAACAACCATTTGAGTCGTATCACTAATACCCTCTATTGGTGATAATTTACTACCACTAGAAACATAAGTACTTAAAGCTTCTCTCTCAGCATCAGTAAGATTCTTAGCTAATTCTCTACCAGCTAACTTATCTCCACTAAGAATACTAGCTCCTGCTAAATCACCTAAATCAGTAACAGCTCCACCAGCTCTACCTAAACCTCTACCAGCAGCTCCTATGAGCTTACCTAGTACTGGTGCACCAACAGTAACACCTCCTGCTAAACCTCCTGCTAAGGCTCTATCCTCATCGTTAGCTAAGGCGTAACCAGAGGCAGCTTGTAATGCTGTATTACCAGCTAATGCTACACCTGGAGATAATGTAGATGATGCTCTAAGTAACGGTACTGCTAATGCAGGTGCTACATCTCCAACAAATGCTCCTACGTCACCAGCTTCAAATCCTAGCTTATTGTATACAGACTCAATATTAGATGCTCTACCTTTTAGATTCTCACCTAATGAAGTAGCTCCTGGGATTATCTTACCTGCTAATGTAGATGCATTACCTAATGAATTAAGTGTTTGTCCACCAAATCTTGCTGTTGCTGCTTCTAAGGCTGAATTAGAATAACTCTTTAGTTTATCTTCTTCTTTAGCAAGTCCAGCATTTTGCTTTTGTTCCATTAGGGCAATACGTTGATACTTTTGTTCATCTGTCATATTAGGGTCGTACTTTGGGATACTTCCATTATTAGACAATAGGGGTGCAGTAGTTTCTTTAGGAGTTGAACCATATCCTTTAGGCATATACTTAGAAGCATCAAACTGTGGGGCAGATTCTTGACCCATAGAAGATGGTTGTTTAGAACTGTTAGTTCTTGATGTTGGCATATATTTAGAAGCGTCAAACTGATATGATGAGCCTGTATCTCTACTTCTACTATTACCTCTTGGTTCTTGACTATTAGTGCCCTGAAAACCACTATCACCTGTATTACCTGCTGCACCATAAGCACCACCTATTCTAGATGCTATATTTGCTCTTTTTGATGATTCTCCAGCTTTATCCAAAGGTCTTTCATAGTGTCTTGTGAATGCAGCAGCTACACCTTCAGCAGAGTTAGCTTTCTTGATTTTAGAGTAAGCACCAGATTCAGTTGTTTGTAATTCGTGAACTACAAAGTCTAACTGGTCATAAGGAGTAGATGAACGTATATCCTTACCTTTAAAGCGTCTAAAGTTAGCTTGTCTATCTGGATGCCATTGTGCTATACCATATGCCTTACCACCATCACCAACTGCTGTAGTATTAAGATTATGTCCACTTTCTCCAGATAAGCTTGCTACGATACCTACAGCTGCAAATTCTGGTAGTCCATGCTTACTTGAGAGATAGTCTATAGCAGCACGTTGTTGCTTAGTTATACTCATTTATATTGCTCCTTAATTAGAATAGAGTGGGGTATAATCCCCACTCATTATTAGTGATTATCTTAGATACCAGCTGCTTCTTTACGATAAGCATCTTTCATTTGGGCTTCAATATCAGACCAACCTCTAAGGCTTCCTGTTTGATTATAGTAATCTCTTTTAGCCTCAAGGACTCTAAGATTACCTTCAGCACCTATCTTCGCTTTCTGTATAGCTTTATTTCTTGATTCAGCAGATTGATTAGGGTCAAGGATAACTGTTCTGTAGACTTTAAGGTCAGCATCTGTCATAGGTCCACCTGGATGGACACCAATCGCCATACGATCTATAACACCTGACATATTAACCATAGCCTCACCAGCATCACCACCTACACCTAAAGTCTTCTCTGCAAGTCCTGCTGCCCTATTGACTAAAGGAACACTACCTAATGCAGAACCATACTTCTCTAAATCATTAGCAGCAGTAAAAGCATTAGATGCTTCATCATACTTAGAATTAGCAGCTTTCATCTCAGCAGTATAAACTTCCTTATTACCTTGAGCTTCTATCTTATTTAAAGCATACTCCTCTTTGGCATTATAGTCTTCATTCTGCATTCTTATCTTTTCACCTTCTACAGCAGCATCAGCTTGACGAACATCCCAATCGTGTTGTAGACGAGTATCACGGTCTTGTACATCCCAAGCATTCTTTTGTTCTGCTTCAGCCATACTAAGTTGTGATTGCCTATCCATGCGACCATAGGCCATAGATTGTTCTAGATCAGCATTACGTTTCTGAATCTCGTAAGGAGTTTCCTCTACAAACTTAGAAGCACCAGTATTAGGATCAACTACATAACCAGTATTACCCTTAACGCCCACAAGATTCTCTCTACCTCTAGTGGTTAAATAATCAAGTGCAGAACTATTAGCATTTGGTAGAGCACTATACTGTACTACTGCCTTATCTAAAGCTCTCATATCTCCTGATTGATAAGCATTAAAAAGTTCACCTCTTAGTGATTCCTCCTTTGCCTTAGCCTCTTCTTCTTTACGTTTCTGTATCTGCGTGTCAAGTGCACTCTTGTATCCTTGGAAAGCTGTTAGTATTGGATTGTATCCTACACCTGTTGTAGCAAGTGCAATACCTGCATTAAACAATGGTGAATCTATTGCTGTATTTAGTCTATTTGTACCACTAGCAATTAAGTCATTAAGAAAAGCCATTATACACCTCCTGTAAACAACTTAGCGCCAGCAAGACCATAACCTAATACCTGCTGTAAAGGACTAACATAATTAGGATTAGCACCAGTGCTTGATGTAGATGCACCAGAGTAACCAAGGCCAATAGCTTCAGCAAGTAGTTGCTGTCTACGTCTTTCTTCATCTGATACGCTTTGATTATAAGCTTGCTCATTAGCACCTAATCCAAACAATCCTTGTGCAGCTCCAATGTTACCACTAAATAATGATGGTGCATTATTAATAGCATTCATCTGATTAGCTCTTTCTGTATTGTAGTTGCCAAGTAATGCTTGATTGGTAGTATCACTTAACTGAGAGGCTAACTGCTGATTAGCTTTATCTTGTTGTTGCTGCCATGCTGACCCACCAAAGATACCTTGTCTAGCAGACATAGAATCAATAGAGGGGGCAATAGATGATTGGTAGTTCTCTTTAATCTTATCAAGTGACTTTTGTAGTACTGGTTCTAGGTATTTATTACTATTAAGGAACTCTCCATTAATAGTTCTATTATTCATATCTTGTGCAGAGGATAATCCAGATGTATCAAATCCTGATGCCATATTTAGAGCATTTTGTTGTAGCCCTGTGAGTGGAGCTGTTGACATCCCATTTTGGAATAATGATTGTGTTGAATCTACATACTGACCAAGCAAGGGCTTGAACTCAGATGGTAACTCACGTACCTGTGTAGTTGTAGTTTGTTTAGGTTGAGAACTCATTGATTATAACTCCTTATCAGTGTTCATTATGAATGATTTAAATAGTCATCCCCATATGTATTATGGGGAATGCCCAATTCTTATTTATACCTTATTAGTATAATCTTATGCCATATAACTGAGTCTCACCAACTGCTGAACCATATAGCCCTACAGCAGTGCTATTCTGAGTATATTGTACAGCTCCAGTCTTAAGTCTATAATTCTGAGTTGTCCCAGTATTATTAGTTATGATAGCCTTAAACTGATGCGGGTAATATATACCACCCTTACCACTAATATTCATAAAGACAGGAGGAGTAGTTACACCAGTAGTTGTATTATCAGCTCTTACTAGACCAATACTGAATGAAGCATGTACATCTGTACTTGGCGTAATAGCAGAGTATCCAGTAATCTCCCACGTCCCAACTGGTACATTGATAGCTGTATGCAACCATTGGTTAGCCATATTAGAAACATAACTGTCACCATAAGTACCATTACCATCTATATACCCAAGTATAAGTTGATTACGCGCACTTACTGCTGTATTTAAACCAGAAATAGTATTTGTTAGATTAGTAAGTGCAGTTTGAGTATCTCCAAGAACATCACCTAGGTTATTTATATTATACTCGGCAGTACCGACTCTACTTTCAAGTACATTTGTATATGACCTAATACTAAATACACCATTAGATGCTTTCTCTACAATTACAGATACTCCACGATAACCACTTACTACTTCCCATAGGGATATTGTAGAGCTTGCTATGATAGGCTGAGGAGTTGTGTTAGTGAAGATAAGCTCAAACAGTCCACCTGCATAACCACCTACTATGGAATTAATAGTTGAGGTAGCATTAACAAGATACGCTCCTGCCTCAGCCCCTATTGTTATAACTCCAGATGCAAATGTAGCATTCTTAGAAGAGACACTTCTTTTTAATATTGAGCCATAAGCTCTCATATTGTCATCTATTACAGATAAACTTTCACTTCCTTGAGGACTATTCTCAATTGAGTTAGTCGATAAGTTAGCCATTGTTGATGGTGTAGTCATATTATGGGTTCTCCAATACTTTGATTCTATTCTCTAGTTGTTTAATCCTTTCCAGGAGTCCACGTATAATTGATGCCAATGCTATAGCATCATACTGTTGTGATAATTTAATTAAATCCATCTTGCTTACCTATTCCCACCGTTAGAAAAATTGTACTCTATATCATAGATAGTGAAGTCACCTTCTGTGTATATGGTTATTTGATGATACCTAGCTCTCTTATGGAAGTTGTATCTACCCAAGAATTGATTAGCTTGTCCTGCTGATAACATATCTGGGCCAGGAAAGTCTGAATAAAACAACTTAGCATAACTTGTAGTTGGTTTAGTTAACCATATAGGTGTTACTGCATGAATGTTTAGATACCTATTAGATTGTCCATTTACATTTAACATAAACCATGAAGCTGATGGTAATCCCGTTAGGGTATATAGGTTGCCATCTGTAGAGAATGCTCCTAAAACCTTCTGTCCACCTTTGAAAGCTAATGAGTCAAATGTCTCTGTAAGACTATCAATAGGGGTGGATACATCGTCTATAGTCGTGTCACCTAACACATGTTCAAATATTACTGCTGCTGTTACACTTGAAGGGAAAGAACCTTCGCCCATTATTCCCCATCTACCATCCTCAATCCTAAATACTAAAGACTTATCCAGTTCTCCAGAACTAGACTTAGAACAGAAACTAATAATTACATTCTTATTAGTGCTATCATAGACTACTGAAGTTTTATGAATAAACGCGCTATTAATGTTTCTCTGAAACCAATACTTTACACCTGCCCCTATTGAACTAACTCTATTAGAATCATAAAGATTAATATCATTATTGCTAACCCATATAACCCCTAAAGGAGTATTCGTAATAGCATCAATACCTACACAACCTATAGTCTCATCAAGTATAGCCCATGTCCACTTACTAATAGTGTCTGTAAATACTCCTACATAGGTACTACCATTCTTAAATGCTAACACTCTATCATTAAATGATATAGCAGTAACTATCTCTCCTGATGACTCTGTAAGCCTGCCATTAGATGCTAAGTTAGCTGGTAAAGGATTCCATACCGTATAATTATAAAGGTCAGATGACCACCAACCATCAGGAATAGTGTCAGAATCATTTCTATAATTGAATGCTAATATATATCCTCCGTTCTCTACTATTACTTTAGCTATAGGTGCATCTGTAATCTCTGTAAAACTACTTACTAAAGGTGCAGCAGCTATCTTATTTACATTATTAGCCATTAGGGAAATATCTCCAATGTTAGCAAATGAAACAGTTGATGCAGTTGACGTATGGGTAAATCTTGTTGTCATAGAAGAACTAATTAATTCCTCTACTGTTACTCCTGTGCCGATAAAGGTTCTCTGAGTAGCTGTTAGCATTGGTAGGCTTTTAACTGAAACTACAGGGGGAGTAAGTTGTTCTACTTCACTCATATTAACGAATGTTTTAGAACTTCTCATCCCCTCAGTTGTAGGTTCAATATTATTACCAGCTAAGATAACTCCTGCTGAGTACTTATCAGCATCAGGCTGATAGCCTGATAGCTTGATTGTCATTGTGACTCCTTATCTTCTTAGGATATATCTAATTGTAGCTGTGTGAGCCTGTAAATTTCCAACATTATTACCAGACCAGTGTGCAACTGAAAATGACACATTCTGTCCTGCTGTTAATGACACTCCCATAGCAACTCCTTGTACTACTATGCCAATAGTGCCGTTAACTGGCATATTACCTTCAGCCTGTAGTATCTGTGCCCCAGAGACAATACTCATAGTGTATGAAGCATATCCATAAATGCCACCAGTTGTATTCTCTATTACTGGTCTACCATCAACCCATATATCATAAACTCCAGTAAAAGGGACTACCCAGTTTCCTGCATTTAATGCAGATGGTAAAGTATTTGGAGTTCCTAATGTTTGAGAGTATACTATCGGGTTAGATGTAGTGCTTCCTGCTCTATTAGGCACAGCTACAGTACATTGTGTTAGTATGCCACCTGCCCATGTTTTTACAGCACCAACCATTGTTAATGACTGGCCTGTTGTTCCTCCAGCTGGAACTTGAGATATATTGCTTTGTATAAAACTTAATATTCTACCAGCAGTGGCTGTTCTATTAACAGCAGTTGGTAAAACATCTCTAATTACAAACATGTCTCCAGACGTTAAAGCAGCAGCAATATCTGCTCCACCAGCAATATCTATTCCAGTAATGGGCATAGTAGTTGGTGTAGCTCCTACATCTCCAGCAATTCCTATAAACCATGATGTAAATGTTCCAGTACCTACAACGTAGGTTACATTAATGGTTACACTTGTAGCTAGAAATGCTGTTATTACTCCTTCCATGTAGGTTGTTGCACTATTATATGCTCTCAACCTTAATCCTAATGCCCATCCTAAGTTTGGAACAGACGTAAAGGTAAAAGTTTTAGATCCAACTGCAATTGTATTACTTATAGTAGAGACTACAGACATCGTAGCTGTCAATCCATTAGTACCATTAGTACCATTAGTACCATTAGTACCAGCAGTTCCTTGAGGTCCTTGTGGACCTGTAGCGCCTGTAGCACCAGTAGTTCCAGTGGTTCCAGTTAATCCTTGTGGACCTTGTGGTCCAGTTGCACCAGTTGCTCCAGTCACTCCTTGTGTCCCTTGAGGACCTTGTGGTCCTGTATTGCCAGTTAAACCAGTAGCTCCAGTAGTGCCCTGTGAACCAACATCTCCAATCACCCCTATTGACCATCCAGTTAATGTCCCAGAACCAGATATTCTATCAACAGTTACTGACATTGAGGTAGCACTAAAGGTTGTGATTACACCTTCCATATAGATACTTGGAGAGTATGAAGCTCTAACTCTTTGACCAATAGAGAATTGTAAGTTTGTATATCCTGAATACGTGAAAGTTTTACTACCAGTTCCTACTGTCTGAGAAGTAACTGAAGAGACACTTATGGTGGCAGCTAGACCTGCTATACCTTGAGGTCCTTGAGCACCAGTAGCTCCTGTGGCTCCTGTAGTGCCCTGTATGCCCTGAATACCCTGTGGGCCTATACTACCTTGAGGACCAGTTGCACCAGTTAAACCTTGGGGCCCTTGTGGGCCTGTAGCACCTGTTGCCCCTGTAGCTCCTGCTGTACCAGCAACACCCTGTACACCTTGTGGTCCTGTATTACCAATAACTCCCTGAGGACCTTGTGGACCTGTAGCACCAGTTAAGCCTGTCGCCCCAGGGAACCCTTGAGCACCAATATCTCCAGCTATACTAATATACCAAGATGCAAATGTACCAGAACCAATTACCCTATCGGAAGTAATAGTTACACTTGTAGCACTAAAAGTAGTTATAACACCTTCCATGTATGTAGTAGATGTATTGTAAATCCTTAATCTTACTCCTAGTGCCCAACCCAGATTAGGAACAGATGAATACGTAAGTGTTTTTGTTCCAGTTCCTAGGGCAATAGAGGTAGTAGAAGTTACTGCCATAGTAGCCAATAGTCCAGCAGAACCAGTAGGTCCAATTACACCCTGAATACCTTGAGGACCTTGTGGTCCTGTATTACCAATTACTCCCTGTGCTCCTTGTGGACCTGTAGCACCAGTTACTCCTATGACTCCTTGTACCCCTTGAGGACCTATCGCTCCTCTATCTCCAGCTATTCCTATCATCCAGCTTGAGAAACTACCAGTACCAACTATGTAGTCTACACTTATTGTTACTGAGACACTATTAAAGGCAGTTATCTTACCTTCCATATAGTTATTAGTATCACCAGATGCTCTTAATCTTAGGTTTATTGCCCAACCAATATTAGTATTAGATGTATAAGTAAAAGTCTTACTACCAGTACCTATGGTTACAGTTGAAGCTGAAACTAGAGCCATAGTTGCATTAATTCCTGCAACCCCTTGTGTTCCAGTAGCTCCCTGAATGCCTTGTGCTCCTGTATTCCCTTGAGGTCCTTGTAATCCTTGTGGACCCTGTGCTCCAGTGCTTCCTGTGACGCCCTGTGAGCCCTGTGGTCCAGTTGCACCAGTAAGACCTGTACTACCCTGAGGTCCTTGTGCTCCAGTGGCTCCTACAGCCCCCTGAGGGCCTACAGTTCCCTGTACTCCTTGTGCCACTAATCTAAAGTAGGTTGTATTCGTTACTGGTGTAGCAGTAGGAACTACACCAGGGTAAGCTGGTGCAATAACCTCATATAGACTAGCCACTCCACCAGATGAATAGGTAACTGTATCAAGTATTGTATAGTCTGCAACTGCTGCTGACCATACACCCCTAGAGTTGTATCCTATTTTTTGTGTAGTTACTGCCATTGTTATTACTCCTTAGGTAGTAGTTATTGTTAGAACACCATTAGAATATGCTGTACTCGTTATACTTATTCCATCAGTTCCCTTATCTCCTGCTATTCCAATAAACCACATAGCAAATGTACCAGTTCCTACAAATCTATCAGACGTAATAGTTACAGATGTAGCTGAGAAAGCTGTTACGACACCTTCCATGTAATGAGTTGCATCATTATAAATTCTTAGTCTAAGACCTAATGCCCATCCTAAGTTGGGAACAGACGAGTATGTAAGTGTTTTTGTACCAGTACCAAGTACCGTAGAGTTTGTAGATGTAACTGCCATAGTAGCACTTAAACCAGCAGAACCAACTGAACCTGTAGCTCCTGTTGCACCAGTAGCTCCTGTAGTGCCTTGAGGTCCTTGAGGACCTGTAGCGCCTTTGTCTCCAGCTACTCCTATGGTCCAACCAGATAGAGTTCCTGTTCCAGATGTATTATCTACTGTTACAGTCATTGATGTTGAGCTAAGTAATGTAATGACACCTTCCATATAGTTGGATACTGAGTTAGAAGCTCTTACACGTTGTCCAATTGTAAAACCTAGGTTAGGAGTAGATGTGTATGTAAAAACCTTAGAACCAGTCCCTATGGTTTGTCCTGCTACATGAACGACTGACATAATTGAGTCCAATCCATCTGCACCTACTGCACCACCACCTATTTGTCTAAAATAAGTTGTATTAGTTACTGCTGTGGCAGCAGGAACTGAACCAGGATAGGCTGGGGAGATGACTTCATATAACTTAACTTCTGCTCCTACGGTTACTGTTACTGTGTCTAGTATTTTATAGTCTGCTGTAGCAGCACTCCATTCGCCTCTTGCATTAAAGCCTATTTTTAAATCTGCTGTTGCCATGTCTAATACTTCCTTAATTCATAGTTAATGTTAGTACCCCAGAAGAGTACGATGTATTTGTTATGCTGATACCTTGTGGACCAGTTAATCCTTGTATGCCTTGTGGCCCTTGTGGGCCCTCTGGACCTTGTATCCCTTGAACCCCTTGTGGACCAGCAGGTCCTTGTTCTCCCTGTGGACCAGTAGCCCCAGGAGGACCTTTATATAGGTTTATATCTCCCCATACCACTTCATTAGGTGAAGGATTAGTTGTACCAGTATCCCATATGGCATCTAAACTACTTGGAGCTTTAGGAGTTGTTGTATTCCATGCTGACATATAATCCTCCTTATAACGGCTCTATTCTACTTTGTTCTGTATGCATACTCCTAAAGGATGATACAGCTTCCTTGTACATAGCTGCCCATTTAGATACTTCCTCAGAGTTTAGATAAGCACCTACAACTGCCAAGCAAGCATATAGATATACATCTGGAGCTTCTTGTAGTAGCCAATTAGTACTGGTATCTTCTACTACTCCACCTTCTAGTAGTGGTGATAGTACAGGAGTATAGATTACATCAAGCTGATATGCTTCATCTGGAGTAGGGAATACCTTTAGGATATTCTTACCTTCTATTGTGTACTCATATGGAGAACCATATTCATCTGAGTCTGTTAGGACAAATGTTTTTCTTGATAGTGGTTCACCTGATAGTGATACTTCTTTTATTGTATTGACACCTAACATCTCTGCATATTGATTACCAATAGAGAGTGTAAGTGTTGCTGACTTGTAGAGGGCGGTAATATTATTGAGTGCTCTCATTATATTAGCTTCTGCAAGTGATATAAATGTGGGTAGTGATGGTATGATTTCATCTGTTCTAACGTATAGAACTATTGCGTTTTTTAAATCCAAAAATGTGTTCAATGTAGTATCTCCAGGTTAGGGTTAATCAGAAGTCTTGTTTGACTGTTACTGTTATTGGAGTATCTTGATTGTATACTTCATCTTTGATGCCCATAGTTTCAATTATTGTAGTTGCAGCTTTAAGCTTAACTGTAGGTGATGTGCTTTCATTTCTCATCACTTCCAGTACTACGTTAATAGCCTCTCTTACATAGGCTTCTGCTTCGGTTTGAGTTAAGAAGTCTATCTTCATTACTTATCTCCCATTGGTTATACTATTCTATGAAGAAAAAAATAGGGGCACTTGGCCCCTATCTTTATATGGTAACTATTAACCGATGACGCGTGCTGCAAATTCAGGACGAACAACAGCAAGACCACAGGCAATGTCAAGACGAGTAGTACTCATGTCTGAAGTTACATCAGAACCAGAATATACACGAATAGAGAAACCATTTTTATTCAGAGTGTAGCCAACTTTATCTTCTGGAACTTGCAGAGATACGAAAGCCAATCTGAATGCATCTTTGTTATATACTAAGCCAGAGCCCAATACGGCATTAGCAGCACCAACGAAGGTGACAGCTGTAGCAGTAGCAGGTAGAGCAGTAATAGTTTGTCCAACAATCAACGCAGGGTAGACTGGAAGAACTACACCTGTACCAGCAGCTGTTACATCAGCAGTGATAACGAACTGTCTCAGAGCACCAGTGTCACCACCGTTCAATGGGTTAACACCATTAATACCAGCAATAGTAAATGTCTGACCTTTCTTGAAGGTATCACCAGCTACAGAACTGATAGTAATAGTAGAAGCACCAGCAGTTTGAGTACCAGAAGTAGTCAGACCAGCAACCTTAGAACCATTAGTGATAATGGGTGTAGATGCAGTTTCATTAAACTCTAAGCCAGAGAACATACCGATAGTAGACTTACGTGACAGTTCAGTAGGCATTGTCCAATGGTTATTAAGAGCTTTACCTACACGAGCTTTCTCACGTGCAGAGACCAGAGCATAACGGTCCATTTGTGGAGCCATACCTTCAGAGATAAGTGCAGTAGCATCGAAGTAGTCATCATCAGCAGAAGCTGTTTTGAATACAGTGTTAGCAACACCAGCATTGATTTTAGTAAGCAGTTCATCATGAACAGACTTAGCAAGCTGTGCAGCATAAGGAGCTACCATACGTTCAATATCAGTCATTTTAAGTGTAGCTTCATGAGTAGACAGTTTGAAGCTGATATTCTTTCTTACGTCGATAGTAAGTGGAACAACCTTCTCATTGATGTCTCCAGGAACTGCTGTAGCACCATTCTGTACTGTACCCAATGCAGGAACTCTTACAGAGATTGTGTCACCAGGTTTGTGTGCGTTTACTGTTTTACCGAAATCACGTTCACCTTCTCTAGAGACTGTAGTAAACAGTGGTGAAGTATCTGCGATAACTTTAGCTGCTGCTGTAGCAAGCATTTCATGTACTTTAATTGTATTTGCCATTTGTGAAAATTCCTTATATGTCGAGGGAGATTATTGCATTAGCCGAAAGCTTTTAGGTAGTTATCCTTATTGAAGGATGTAGTAACTGTACCTTTGTTGCCTGTGACTGGCTTAACGCTTTGTTTTGCTTGTTGTGATTGTTGAGGATTCTTATTGCGAATACTCTCTTGATACTTTCTCCACAACATAGCTTCTTTAATCATACTAATCTGTCTTACGTCAGTAATACGATTTAGTTCTTCTGTAGTAAAACCTGAGTCGATTGCAGTTTTTACGATGTCA